GGTTATAAACTACAACTAGAGCGTGACAAAGAAATGTTGGTGTTAAACATTACTGACACTGCTTCAGGCAAACGTACAGAAGTGCGTGGTAAACCTGGTTATGAAACAGGCAACTATGACCCTAACGACAAGTTACATATGCTATTAGACAAAGTAGGCAAGAGTGCTAACATTGCAGAACTAATTAACGGCGAAGTTGTAACTATTAATCCTAAACATCCTGATGCAGATCGTGCAAAGGCTGCTACTGATAAAGCGTATAGCGAAAACTTTGCTGATGGTAAGAAAAAAGGCAAAAGTCGTCCAGGGCGTGTAAAACGTTCAGGTGCTAGTTGTAATGGATCAGTTACAGCACTACGCAAACGTGCTAAGAACGCTAGTGGCGAAAAGGCTAAAATGTATCATTGGTGTGCTAATATGAAGTCAGGTAGGAAGAAGAAGTAATGTTTAGCAAAGAGTGTAAAAAACATTTAGAAGAACAAAATGAAACAGGCTTACAGCATATGCGGGCTGCACTCTGGACTGCACTACGTTTGCAATTACTTGTACCAATGCTTATAATACACAGTATCGCTCCTCGATTCTTTACACACAAAGGCACACAAGTGATACAAGATATTTTGGATGAAAGATACGGAACAAAATAAATGGATATAGAACATTACGTTACTAAGTATAAAGAACACGAAGCACGTAGAGCAAGTACTAATGAACGTGAAGAATATTGGAGACAATATGCTAAATCACAAAAACAACTAGATCCAGAAACAAGTTTTGATATGGGAAAATACACATGAAAATAAATGAAATATTAAGTGAAACAAGTGCAAGCAATGTAGCAGCAGTAGCCACTCCAGCAGGTGGCTTAGTTAGTCGTCAAATGAAAAACACAGACGGTACTGTTAAAAATGCACTAGATATTGATGCAAATATCATGGGTCAGAAAAAGAAATCAAAGAAGCGTAAAAAGGCATAAATACACTATAATACGTATTGGAGCACCTCAATGAGAGATAAAGAAATTAGCGAAGGATTAGGCGATTTAGCACATGCTGCTGAAAAAGACCATGAAGTACAAATGGCTCGCGCTGATCTATATAAATTAGCAAAGTATGCAATCAAACTACACGACATGCTTAAAGGCGTAAGCGAAGCAGAAGGTTTAGAAGGTTGGGTACAATCAAAGATTACTAAATCAGCAGACATGATTGGTTCAGTTTACCATCACATGGACTACAAAGAAAGTCCAATGGCAGAAGTTACCGAAGGTGCAGACAATTGCGCACACTGTGGTTGTGAAGTTGGTAATCCAAAGCCAGGGTGTGATTGTAAAGAAGACTGTCACTCGCCAGTAACTGAAGCAAAGGACACACATTGTTCAGATAAATGTTGTGGCTCAGATGTTAAAGCAGAAGACTGCACATGTCCTCCAACTTGTAAACATTGTAATTGTAATGCTGTTGCAGAAGGCAAATCACCTCACAAAAAAGGTACTAAAAAGTATAAGAAGCACATGGCTGCAATGCATGCCGAAAGCCTACAAGACCGCCTTAGTGCAAAAATAGCTGCAAAAACAGGCAAGTAATATGGACTTTAATGCACTTCAGCACAAACTATTTGCTCTAGATCCAAGTGATCCAGCAGAAGATTTACGCAAACTAACTGAATCAGCAGGTGCTATGCCGCAAGAAAATGTGGCAATTGCTGAATCTTTGGTGCAGGAAAGTGCAGAAGTTCTTGAAGGCAGTTTAGAAATAGATCGTGATTATAGTATTGCAGACTTTGCAGCACTTGCAGGTGTTACTCTTAACGAGTCACAAAAAACTGGTAGTACAGGACAACTAAAAGGCAAAGATGCTATTAAAAAGAATCCTGCAGGCACTACTAAAAATCCAACTCGTGATAAACTTGTTGGCGAAGACTTTAAATCCGGGTGGGATAATTATAATAGTTTAAAATTATTAAAACCAGAAAAAGATAGTACAAGCAAATCTTCAACTAAAACATCAGAACCGTCGAGTAAAAAATCTACTAAACAAGACAATACAGTTGGGTCTACGGAATGGCGCAAGTTTCTTAAACAACATACTGCACAACTCCAACAAATTGCAGCAGATCCTGAAAAGAAAAAACGATTTGATACTTGGATGTCTAAGTGGGCTGAATCTGTAGAAGAAACTACACAAGAAGTCGATGGCAACGAAAGCCTCAAAGATATGTTATATCGTAAACTACGAGAAAAGTAAATGCAACTTGTAAATCTTAATCCTAAGTTTACAAATAGTCCATTCCTTACAAAACCAATAGTACGACATCTAGTAGAAACACTTCCATTCAAAGACTTTGACAAGGACGGATACGAAGTTCCTACTCCTTTAGAACATTTGCACTATGAAGCAAATGATGTAGAACTTAATAGAGAAATACAATATCATATTGCTCCAGTACAAGAATGGTACACTGATATTGAACAAAGCGAACACGGACTTGTATTAGATCATTGTATGTTACTAACACGTTATGCGTTTGAAGGTGCTGCAAGAGAACAGATAAAGGAAGTGTGTGCTAATCGTCCTATACTACAAAAGCTTCTAAACATCAAACCTAAATGGGGTATTGATTTTAGTCTTGACTTTGTAACACATGACATTGTAATGGAAGTGATACACATCGAACAAGATTTTACTACAGTAGAAGATGCACTAGATGCAAAAGAACGTTTAGAAAATATTATTGATAACACAGACTGGTATGACGGTGCAATGCAGTTATATCAACGTAAAGAAGAATGGATTAATCTAAGTTCCGATGATCATTCCGACTACAAGGCACAGTTTTTTGGGTGGGAACGTGCATTTGATAATAAAAAAGTGTTCTAAACACTTGACAAACACCTAAATCTATTATATAATTAACTTAACAATATAACTCAACAAGGAGATATCTATGAGCGATCGTACCTATGGTGCTGAAGAAAAAGCAAAACTTGAGCGTTTGGTTCAAGAAGGTGTAACTGTACTGCAAGAGATTGAAGACTTGCAAGGCGGACTTAAAGATACTGTTAAAGCAGTAGCAGAAGAACTTGACATTAAGCCTGCACTAATTAACAAAGCAATTAAAATTGCACAAAAACGTGACTGGGAAAAGCATGCAGATGCATTTGATGATCTCGAAACACTCGTTGCTACCGTGGGTGTTGATAAGTGATCTCTAAAACAATAGAGTTTTTTAAGAATAGCTATAGGGAAAGTCCTGTAGCTTTCTATGCTGAAATGTTAGAAGCAATCTTGCTTATTGGAGCAAGCGCTGTGCTAGCATTTACTATCTTAGATCCAGCAACACGTATTTTTGTGCCAATGTATCTATTAGGTAGTATACTAGGTATCGTCAGTGCTGTTAAACGTAGAGCTGCATTTGTTATTGTATTATGCACTTGGTTTACTATGATGAACCTAATATCATTTGTACAACTGTTTATTTTAAACTAAAATAAGTATGACTAGAGTCGTTCACTTTACGAACAGGTATAAAGGTTTGTTGGCCATAAGCAACGAAGGAGAATAAATGAGTTATGTAGACGCAATGTTTGACCGCGATAGTGATATTATCAAGACGGTTGAACGCAAAGACGGTAAGAGAACTTACCGAGAATACCCAGTAAAATATACATTTTATTACAAAGATGCTAGAGGCAAGTACAAGAGTGTGTACGGGGATCCTCTAAGTCGTATTGTGTGCAAGAACACAAAAGACTTTCGCAAAGAAGTTGCTATTAATAGAGACAAAGAACTTTTTGAAAGTGACATCAATCCTATCTTTCAATGTCTAAGTGAACACTATCTCAATCAAGATGCTCCTAAACTAAACATTGCATTTTTCGATATTGAGACGGACTTTGATCCGGAACGAGGCTTTGCTGATCCTAGTGATCCGTTTATGCCTATTACAAGTATCTCTGTATATTTGCAATGGCTTGAAACAATGGTGTGCCTTGCTGTGCCGCCCAAGACGCTTACAATGGCAGAAGCTGAAAAAGAACTCGAAGGCATTGACAACGTAATGCTGTTTGAAAAAGAAGGTGACATGATTGACACTTTCTTGACACTAATTGAAGACAGTGACATCTTAAGTGGATGGAACAGTGAAGGGTATGATATTCCATACACTGTAAATAGAACTGCTAGAGTATTAAGCAAAGACGATACACGTAGATTCTGCTTGTGGGGACAGTTGCCTAAGAAACGTATGTATGAAAAGTTTGGCAAGGAAAGTGAAACATTTGACTTAGTAGGTCGTGTACACTTAGATAGTTTGAACTTGTACCGCAAGTACACATATGAAGAACGCCATACATATCGACTGGATGCTATTGGTGAAATCGAAGTAGGCGAAAACAAGGTGCCGTATGAAGGAACACTTGATGCATTGTACAACAATGACTTTCGCAAGTTTATTGAATATAACATTCAGGATACTGCACTACTTGACAAGTTAGACAAGAAACTGCGCTTTATTGACTTGTCAAATGAACTAGCACACGCTAACACAGTGCTTCTACAAACAACGATGGGTGCTGTTGCTGTTACTGAGCAAGCAATTGTTAACGAAGCGTGGCACAGGGGTTTACAAGTACCCAACAGAGCAAAGCGTGATGATGAGAATACACAAGCTGCCGGTGCGTATGTAGCGTTTCCTAAGAAGGGCTTGCACAAGTGGGTAGCGTCAATGGATTTGAACTCACTGTATCCTAGTGTGATTCGTGCGCTGAACATGGCTCCAGAAACTGTTGTAGGACAAATCCGTCCTGAGATTAGTGATGCTCGTGTGCATGAAGATATGAACCTTAAAAAGAAATCCTTTGCAGGTAGTTGGGAAGGACGTTTCTCTACAGAAGAATATGAAGCAGTCATGGAGCAACGCAAAGACATTGCACTAACTGTTGATTGGGAAAGCGGTGGCAGTGATGTACTGTCGGGTGCTGAACTTTACAAAGTAATCTTTGATAGTAATCAACCTTGGATGCTTAGTGCTAATGGAACAATCTTTACAACAGAGTTTGAAGGTGTTATTCCAGGTATTCTAAAGCGTTGGTATAGTGAACGTAAAGACTTGCAGAAAATGCTAAAGAAGGCAAAAGACGCAGGCAATGCAGCAGAAATCGAGTATTGGGACAAACGTCAGCTCGTAAAGAAAATTAACTTGAACTCATTATATGGTGCTATTCTTAACCCTGGTTGTAGATTTTTCGATAAGCGTATTGGTCAGTCTACCACTCTTACTGGTCGTACGATTGTTAAACACATGAGTGCAGAAGCAAACAAAGTTATTACTGGAAAATATGATCACACAGGCGAAGCTGTTATCTATGGTGATACTGACTCTGTGTACTTTAGTGCGTGGCCTACGCTTAAAGATGATATTGAATCAGGTAAAATTGAATGGAGTACTGAAAAGGCTATTACACTGTATGATCAAGTAAGTGAAGCTGTTGACAGTACGTTTGTTGACATGATGGGTAAAGCATTTCACTGTCCAAAGAGTCGTGCAGATGTTATTGCAGCAGGACGTGAAATTGTTGCACAGAGTGGATTGTATATTACTAAGAAACGTTATGCAGCACTGGTGATTGACAACGAAGGCTTTAGAACTGACGTAGACGGAAAACCGGGCAAAGTAAAAGCAATGGGTCTAGACTTGCGCCGTTCAGATACTCCTGTGTTTATGCAAGAGTTTCTAAGTGAACTATTGCTTATGGTGCTTACAGATAAGCCACGTGAAGATGTACTAGAACGCATTACTGTATTCCGCAAGGAGTTTAGTGAGCGTCCTGGTTGGGAGAAAGGTTCGCCCAAACGTGCAAACAAAGTTGGACACTATCGTCGACTGGAAGAAAAGCAAGGCAAAGCAAACATGCCCGGACACGTTCGTGCAAGTCTTAACTGGAATACACTAAAGCGTATGAATGGTGACAAGTACAGTGAAGAAATTGTAGATGGTATGAAGGTTATTGTTTGTAAACTAAAACAAAATCCATTAGGTTACACAAGTGTTGCGTATCCAACGGATCAGATGAGACTGCCAGAGTGGTTCAAAGAACTTCCATTTGATGATGCGGCTATGGCAGAAACTATTATTGATAATAAGTTAGACAACTTGATTGGTGTGCTTAACTATCCACTAGAGGATACTAAACAGCATACTACATTTAGTAGTTTGTTTGACTTTGGGGAGTAAAATGAAAATTAAACTAGAAATAGAGTTAGATACAGAAAGTGAACAAGACGTAGAAATTATCGAAAAGGTAGTTGCACTTGTTGACGAACTGAAACAACTAGTAGATTACGGAGATGAAGAATGAAAGTAGGATTCACCTGTAGCACCTTCGACCTCTTGCACGCCGGGCACGTACAAATGCTACGTGAAGCAAAAGAGCAGTGTGACTATCTTATATGTGGGTTACAAGTTGACCCTAGTCAAGATAGAGCAGAAAAGAACGCTCCGATACAAACTGTTGTAGAACGCTACACACAACTAAAGGCAGTAGGCTATGTAGACGAGATTATTCCGTATGGTACAGAAGCAGACTTAGAAGATATCTTGACAATGTATCATATTGATGTTAGAATATTAGGAGAGGAGTATAGAGACAAAGACTTCACAGGCAAAGATATTTGCCGCAGACGTGATATTGATCTACACTTCAACAAACGAGACCATCGCTTTAGCTCAAGTGATTTGAGAAAGCGTGTAGCAGAAAGAGAAAAATGATGACAGATGGACCATTTAAAAGTGCGTTTGATGCAGACACAGATGGCGTAGTGCGCAGAGAAATTGTAACCTATCGTATGAAGAACGGTGCGATGGTTAAAGAAAGTGCATGTCGTGATTACTATACGAGTGGCGATTATCACGATAGTCAGAATACAATGCCATTGGTAGAGCGTTAACCAATGTGGACACTTTGGATCGTAAGTAGTATTATTGATAGCACAGAACCTAAATACACTCGATACGCAGAGTTCGAAACTGCTATGAGTTGTCATATTGAACAAGCTGTTCAAGAGATTTATTTTACACAAGGCGAGGTTGCATTTTGCGATTATGAATAAATTTATATTTGATGTAGACGGAACACTAACACCAAGTCGCGGTATTATTGATCTAAATTTTAAAGCATTCTTTAATATGTTTTGTCTTAATAATGATGTATACTTAGTTACTGGTAGTGACAAAGCAAAGACTGTTGAGCAAATTAGTGAACCTACCTACAACTTATGTAAACGTGTTTATCAATGCAACGGCAACGATGTTTGGCAAGGTACAACGCACATTCATACAAACGATTGGAAAATACCAGAAACTGCGAAATACTTTTTAAATGGATGTTTATATGAAAGTCAATTTCCTTTGCGCACTGGCAATCATATTGAAGAACGTCCTGGTATGGTAAACTTTAGTGTAGTAGGACGAGGCGCTGATGCAGAACAACGTGCAGAATATGTTGTTTGGGATGAAAAGACAAACGAACGTAGTACAATCGCAAATGCATTTAATACAATGTTTCCAGACCTAGAAGCAAAAGTAGGCGGTGAAACAGGTATTGATATTTCACCTAAAGGTTTTGATAAAAGTCAGATTGTAAAAGACTTCGATCCAGAAGATGTACTTTGGTTCTTTGGAGATGCAATGCACGAAGGTGGCAATGACTTGCCACTAGCAAAAGTAGTACACAATCATAGGCATGTTCTAAACTGGAGTAATACTTGGGAATATCTTACATGGTTCCAAGAACAAGGAATTGCAGCATGAAGATATTAATAACAGGACATCGAGGCTTTATAGGCAGTGCCCTATACAAAAGACTACAAAAGAAACACACTGTAACTGGTATCGATCTAATAGCTGGTGGTGGTACGTTTAATCTAAACAACGCACAAGACTTATTAACTTGCGACTTCCCTGAAGAATTTGATTTAATTATTCACCTTGCTGGTAAAAGCGGTGTACGTGAAAGTCTAGACGATCCAGCGGCATATTGGCGTAATAATATAGAAGCAAGTCGTAGACTGTTTGATCGTTACGAAGGTACACGTATACTGTATGCGAGCAGTTCGAGTGCTTACGAGCCCGATTTGAACCCTTATGCGGCGTCTAAGTATTGCTTAGAAGAACTAGCAGAACGTTATCCTAATACATTAGGTATGCGTTTCCATACAGTGTACAGTGACAGTTGTCCTAGAGAAAATATGTTCTTTAATAAACTGCGCAATGGTACGCTAGAATACACAACTAGGCATTACAGAGATTTTATTCATCTAGAAGATATGTTAGATGCAATTGAAATACTGATAGCAAAAGAACATGTCAATGGTACAATTGACATTGGTACGGGGCATCCTGTTAGGATCCAAGACTTGGCGCCGGATCTACCGGTGCGTCTAAATACCCCAGGAGAGCGGAACTGGACTTGCGCTAACATGGAAAAAATGCGAGCATTAGGCTTCAAACCTAAATACACAGTAGAAAAGTTCTTGACAAACACAGGCAATGATAATATAATAAACTTATTCAATGGAGAAACAGTATGAAAGACATCTTACAAGACATCGTAGCACACACACACTCACTAGGTTTTCTAAGCTTAGTTAAAGTAACTGGTGGCGATGAAACAACTATCGATAGTATGGCTGAAGATCGCTCAGTAATTATGAGTGCAACTTCTAATCATAGTATTGCAGAAGGCACATTTGGCATGCCTAACCTAGATAAACTTGCATTACACTTAAAAAATCCCGAGTATCAAAAAGATGCAAAGATTGATGTAGTACAAGCAGAACGCAACGGTGAAACTATTCCTACGCATATTCACTTTGAAAATGCAGCAGGTGACTTTCAAAACGATTATCGCTTTATGAACAAAGCAATTATCGAAGAAAAACTAAAAACTGTTAAGTTTAAAGGTGCTCAATGGAATGTAGTATTTGAACCTAGTATGGCAGCAATTGCACGTATGAAACTTATGAGTGCAGCACATTCAGAAGAGCCTACGTTTAATGTTACAACTAAAGCAACCGGCGGTGTAAACGATCTAGTGTTTAGTTTTGGTGATGCATCAACACATGCTGGCGAATTTGTATTCCAAAATGCTGTAGAAGGTACACTTACACATACGTGGAGTTGGCCTGTAGCTGCTGTACAGTCAATTCTTAATCTGAGCGGCGATGCTACAATGAGCATTTCTGATCAAGGTGCTATGATGATTACAGTTGATTCAGGTATTGCAACATACGATTACATTCTTCCAGCGCAGAGTAAGTAAAACATGAGAAAAGACCTAACAGCCGCACAAAATGATTACGCACATTTTCTTCCTGCACTAAGTGGATTCTATGCAACTTATGTAGGTAAACAGCGTTATCCTGATCCTGTTAAAGGTCCTTATGTTCCAGACAATCGTATTCCAGCAAACTTTCAAAACAATGTAGAAAGTCTTAACTACCTAAACTCCAAAGAAGGAGCGTTCACATACAAGTGGACGCTCTACTCTGCAGGACACGCTGATTTAGATACAACTAAACATGTACCTAAAGAAGATATGGTACGCAATAGAGATAGAGAAAATACTTGGTTGCTAGGCGACTCAGGTGGCTTCCAGATTGGTAAGGGTGTTTGGGAAGGTGATTGGAAAGATCCTAATTGTCCTAAGGCGCAAAAGAAACGTGACGGTGTGTTGCGTTGGATGGATGCGTATATGGACTATGGAATGATCCTTGATATTCCGGCGTGGGTTGCACGTTCACCAGCAGGCGCAAAGGCAACAGGTATTAGCACATACGACGAAGCAGTTAAAGCAACACGTATTAATAATGACTACTGGATGAAGCATAGAACAGGCGCTTGCAAGTTCCTTAATGTTTTACAAGGTGAGAATCATGCTGATGCTGATGACTGGTATGAGCAGATGAAAGACTACTGTGATCCTACCAAGTACGAACGTCCTTTTGAAGGTTGGAGTATGGGTGGACAGAACATGTGTGATGTGCATCTAGCACTCAAGCGCATTGTTACACTACACTACGATGGCTTGTTAAAGCAGGGATTACACGATGTAATGCACTTCCTTGGTACAAGCAAGCTAGAGTGGGCTACACTGCTAACAGACGTACAGCGGGCTGTACGCAAGTACTATAACCCAAACTTTATGATTACCTTTGATTGTGCAAGTCCTTTCCTTGCTACAGCAAACGGACAAGTGTACATTCAGAATGAAACACCCGATCGTGGCAAATGGACCTATCGAATGGTGCCTAGTGTAGACGAACTAAAGTATGCAACGGATACACGAACGTTCAAGGACGCTACAACGCAAGACGGTATCTTTCCTAATTTTGAAGATAGCCCATTAACTGACGGATTGTTAGTAAATGATATTTGTACGTACAAAAAAGGCGATCGTAATAAGATCGGCGTACCTAAAGTAAGTGCAGGTGAAGTTGAACTTGATAAGAACGACAATCCTGTATTAGACGCACAAGGTAATCAAATTGTGCGCAAGAAAGACTCAACTAGTTGGGATAGTTTTAGCTATGCTATTCAAATGGGTCATAACGTATGGAGCCACATTAATGCAGTTCAAGAAGCAAACAGACAGTATGACGCAGGAAACATTCCTAAAATGCTTGTACAAGAACGCTTTGACAGGATTCTATTTAGAGATGTTGTGGAAGAAATATTCTCAAAGACAACTAAAGAAGAGTCACTAGAAGTAATTGAAAAGTATTCAAAGTTTTGGATGGCTATTCCAGGCACTAGAGGTGCTATTGGTAAAAAGACAGTAAACAGTTCAACATTCTTTGATGCATTGTTTGAAGTCGACACGCCTGAAGAGGTTGAAGAAGAACTAGACGAAACTAAGTTGGAGGAACTTGAAGATGAGCAACTATGACGATGTAGAAGATAAACTTCGAGCACATTATGAAGAGCTTGAACGTAAGCATAGAGAACTTGACAACGAGTTAATTGAGCGTTATAATAATCAAACAATCACTGACGAAGTTCGTAGAATGAAAACTATGAAGCTTTACTTAAAAGACGAAATGCATCGTATTAACGCATACCTAGTACAAAAGGGATTAGAATGAAACGAGATTACGAAGGCGGAGTAAAAGAAGATATTGTATTCTTTACAGGCGTAGAAGTTGAAAAGACTCCTGCACTTGGATTAAAAACATTGTTTGTTACAGGGGTACAACCGTGTCATGTTATTCAAAAGCATTACGATGAAGAACAGTGTGAACACATCTTCTTTGGTGCTAATCACAGTTTTAATCCAGGTACAAACTTTCCACAAGATGCTGATGCTTGGGAAGAGTGGGATAACATGATTACAGCATTTTTAACTGCTGGTAAGTTATGTAGCTTAGACATTCCACTTAGTCACGCAGAAGCATTGCTAGAAAGCGGAATGATTGAGAAGGATAACTTTATTCCGCAAATCCGTATTCCCCTTCCTTACATCAAACAGTATAATTATAACACCATGATTAAACTAGATGATAAGGATTTCAAAGCAACCAATCCAGGTGTTTGGTGTCATAGTCTACATGATCTAATGGACAGAGAAAAATTTACTGATTGGGGCAAATATGGCCTTGACAAAGTTATTAAATGAAGGTATACTAGTAATATGCAAGAACGCTATCACGATTACATGTTACGTAAATTAAAAGAAGAGAGAAATATGAGTACAGCAGAACGTAGTATTTGGGTTACCTTTGCAAAAGAAGGTGTACATATGTATCCAGGTGCTGACACTGACCCAAAGTTAGCAACAGGAGATTGGGATGATGTTTCGTTCCTTGGTATTCCTCATCGCCATATTTTCCATTTCCGGGTGCGCATCGAAGTGTTCCACAACGATAGAGATATCGAATTCATCCAGTTCAAACGGTGGATGGAAAGACTCTATAGTGGAGATGGCTCGTCCGACTTTAAAGTGCTCGATCTAAATCATCGCTCTTGCGAAATGATTGCTGACGAGCTGTATGAGAAAATTTCCGCAAAGTATCCCGGCCGCTTTGTAGAAATCAGCGTAGCTGAAGATAATGAAAATGGCTGTTCTATTTTTTACCCTAGGTCATAACAAGAGGAATTATATTATGACAATTGCTAACCCAGCAGTGAATAAAGTGTTTAACGATCTTGATCAATATCGAGATTATTGTCGATTTGAAGGCAAAGTGTTTGATGAAAAAGCACTTTATAAAAAAGATGATCCTAATTGGATTGCTTATCAAAAATACCAAGGCTGGCTACGTGCTAAAGCACGTAATGGTGGCAAGGATTTTGTACAACGTGATCGTCGTCCTAATCCACGCTTTAATAATAACAAAGGATAATAATCATGACAATCTTTATTGTAGACATCGAAGCAGTAGACACACGTTATACTAAGCAATGGAAAGATTATCTTCCAAAGCAACTTCGGCGGGCTACAAATAAAGATGTTGTTGTTATTAGTGGAGGAGAAACGCCTCAGGCTACTACGCCTGGGGCTTTTCTTAACTTTGGCGGTACAAACGTGTACAAGTCGAAACAACTCGAACAGATAGGAGAAATGTTCTGTGAAGGGAAAGTCAAGACTGGCGACTATTTTTTGTATACCGATGCCTGGAACCCTACAGTTATACAACTACGCTACATGGCAGAGTTACTTGGTGTTGACGTTCGCATTGGTGGCTTGTGGCATGCTGGTAGTTATGACCCACAGGATTTCTTGGGAAGACTAATCGG